GCATCCTTGGACCTGCATCGATGTGGGGTATGGTGTTCTGCTTGTGATACGCATAGACCTCGTTGTGCTTTTTCATCAGCTTGTTGATGGGACTGTTGATATCACGGAACAATTTGTAGATTGCCGTCAGTGAGTTGTCGTTGTACTGCGTTTGCAGTTGGTTGGTCAGCGCCTTGTCGCGCTTGGTGAGTGGTGCACGACGTTGCGTGAGCTTGACAAGAATTACCTTGTCGGCGAGTTTTGCGTGTTGCATAGATACCTTTCATTGAGTTAGTAGGATGACTGCTTGTGCCCAGTCTTTGGCTTGTTGCACACTAGAAAAGAACTTCTGTTGCTTGCTTGCAATGATGCGAGCCCTCCACCTTCCAGTCCAGTAAGGCTCGGGTTCATCTTCGTCGTATTTAATAAAGGGTGAAATAACCGCCATGCGTTGCGGTATCTTTTGATCGGGGTCTTGCTTGTACAAGAGTGTGTGGAAATCTTCCGGCCTGTCCATCCACATGTAGCTCACATCAGCACCTCTGCATTGGCAGTAGACCATTCGATAAACGCTCGTGTCGATGTAATCTTAGGCGCTAGCTTGATGGAGTCCTTGATGGTCATCACCGCAAACTCGGCAGGCAGTCGTGCCGTGTAAGACATGATCCGATCGATGTTGTCAACAGTTGCTTTACGTGCAAGCGCACCGGTAATCGCATACCGCACAGCAGGGTCCGTTGGAACCTGCGCACCCTTGGGGTCAAGCAAGAGAGCATCGATGTTAGGTAGTTGAGAGTAGATACGACGGAAGCCAACATACTCAGCAGCTGCACCCTCACCGACCTCACCGATCACATTCTCCAAGAACAACGATGCATCCAATGAATCGGGTACAAGGTTGACACGCTCCCATGAACGAGGCGTTGGGTTGGCAAAGCGATTGGCATCAAAGTCAGAGATCAGGCCGGGTCTGAATCGCAAGAACTGAATCAGGTCAGTCTTCCAATCATTGTCCAGTGCATACGCGGTCAGGTCTTCGAGATTCTCTTGGAAGTCAAAGCGACGTGTACGATTGGCTAGCTTGGATGTGATGCGATTAGCACCTGACTTGTCCTCGGTACGATTACCAGTGGCAATCTTGAACAGTTGATCTGACAGTTGCAAGTTACCGGCTCGGTTGTCATAGATTACACCGCACAATGCATTCTGCATGGGGATCGGAGCATCGGACAACTCTTCCAAGATCAGACCGACACGGCCAGTGCGTAGCTTGTAGAACTCTTCGGGCGGAACCCACCGAGTGAACTCGCCAGTGTTGTTAGGTGTACCGAGTACATCCACAGGGTCACGCAATGAAGCCGTGAACTCCACGACATGATCTAGGTTAAGCTCTCGCATGATCTCACGAGCACAAGCTGACTTGCCACCACCGGGAGCACCGAGGATGAATGGCACGATCTTGTTACCCTGAGGGGCTTTGAACTGCTCGACAACAGATTTCTTGATGTTTGAATAACGCATAAAGTTCCTTAAGTGAGTGAGTGGTGATTAATTCGGTCGCCATACTAACAAGTCCAGTGCTAGCACGACCAACGCTAGCAAGAACACAACTCTTTCAAATTTATGCCATGTCATGGGAACCTCCGATATGAGCGAATGACTGAATCGTTACGTGGCTCGTTGATGTGTGCAAGCTTGACGTTCACACCCTTAGCCTCCATTGCGTTCATGAACAATTCCATGTCGCAGTCCTCTTCGAGATACGCTTTGTCCCCTTTGATGTATGAGTAACAGCTTACCTCCGAGCGTATGCCCAGTAGATCAAGTTCGTCTAAGCTCACCTCTAGCCATCCATGGCCGGGATCGGTGTGGTATGTGTAGTAGATTGTCGTTGCTGTTGATGGTGTCATGTTGTTCCTCTTGAATGTATATATAGCATCAGGTCTTGTTGCAAACCATCTGCTCAGTTGGGGGTTGTCATCTTGCATCAGCACAGGGGGAGGCCATCCCGTCTTGGTCATTTAGTTCCCTCATGAAATACGTCAATGAATTTTTTGCCATGCTTGTGATACAGACACACGATGCATGACATTAGAAAATAGTTGGTGCTGACCTCGTATTTGTCTACGCGCCAACATGTGCCGAGGAAGTCGGTCAGTTGTATGTCACTCTTGGTCATGGCTCAGGCACGTAGATTGTGTTGCGTGTCTCAATGATCCCGCCTTGGGGATTAAAACTAACGATCTCGCTTGTGCGTACAGTGCCGTTGCCAATGGTCGGGTGATCGACCACCTCTAGTCTTGCACACCAAAATGGTTTCTCCGCACTGTCGTACAGCAAGCACATCATTGGCTCGGAATAGGTTTTGTAGAATACGATTGGTTTCATGTTGTCCTCTTGGGGTTAAGTTGCATTAGCATGGATGGATCACTTATGTATGTCGGTGCTGACTTGTTGATCGGCTGACACATGGATGATTTGCGCTTGAGTTCCTTTTGGGCGATCTTTTCACCACATTGCATACAGGTCGGGCGTTCGTGTTTTGCACGATGGGGTTCTACTCGTACTGCATAGCAACAGGTGCAGATTGGTATGTGTTCATCCATGGTATTACCCGACGTTCTCGATGCTTTCGAGGGCACAGATCACAACACCGCCAAGGCAGAAGCCACCGAATAACAGGGCAGCTTGTTGGAAGTAAGGCACGTCAGGGCTATAGCCCACGAACAGGGAAATGCATGTGGCCAAGGTAAAGCCGATTGCGTATAGAGTTAGTTTCATGGTGTCTCCAAGGAAAGTGAGTGGTGCGCACGAGGCGCACACGAGTTGGATTAATACTAGGGGAAAACCCTAACGATTTAGACAGATCGCTGATTTAGCATTTGATAGTAGGCATGGATTGATGCGTCGATCTCATCCATTGTGCGAGCTTCGATGAAGCCGGGGATATCATCCAAGGTGAATTCTTGTATGTCATCTGCACATGTGTATGTGGGTTCGATGATGGCTAAGCCCATGAGATCAGAGTTTGATGGTGTGCGCATGATAGCTCCAAAGTTGATTAAGACAGTTTTTGGAATCGATTAAGCCAAAATTTAGGGGGCTTGGATTAATTGATTTGTGCGTGTGTATGCCGTGTAACCCGCATGGATTCTAGGTTTGCAGGGGGCATTAGGGTTTACCCTGCTCGAATAATCCAAGTGTGGATTTGACAGACAGGATTTGTGGGGACTTGTGAGATTGTGCGTCATCGCATATGGCATTGAATCCATAAGCCATAACATCTCTGACCCTCTATTTTATTGGATAATTGGATAAATGGATTAATCGACGACTTAACTTATTGATTTCATTGAAGAATCAATTAATCCATGGATTAATCCAACTCCAGACCTTGGATAATTGGATTAATAGGTAGGGTAAACCCTAATGATTTAGCCAAACAGGGTGTGTTGCCAGTCTGCGTTTTCTGCGCATAGTTGGCGTTGGTTGAATGGCATAGGCTCACGAGCAAACTTGGCGGAGTTAGACCACTTGGCGTTGCATGAGCGATATGGAACAGGGGGCAAGCCACCCTGCAGTTTGCGACCAATATCGCCCTCGACACGTTTAGGCATCGGGGCGATATGGATTCCCTTGGGTAGAGAGTGAACCTTAGACATTAGTCATTGATTGTGGAAGGTTGAGCACCGCGAGCGATACGATCAACGATACCGAACACATAAGCCTTCTTGCCTTTGAGCGTAACGCCCTTGGCTTGCTTGGCGGACACTGCGCTAGAGACTGCGTTGCACAAGCCCATGAGAGCCTCTTTAGAAACCGAGCCAGTAGCAGGCACGAGACCGGCCACGAAAGGCAAGGCAGACTTAGGCACGAGACCGCATGAAAGAATGTCATTGACGACTGGGCGGAATTGGCCGTTGGCGAGCCAGTTGGCGTACATCATTTGACCGAACTCTTGGCGAGCTTCGCGACCTGCGAAGGCCACTGCGAGCGCCAAGGAACCGGTGTTGCCCTTTTTGTCGATGACAATAGAACGTGTACCTTCAATGATAGCGACTGCATTTGACATGATTTGTCCTTTGAATAAATAAGTAGGTTTCAAGTAATACACTACACCATGTAATGCACTACTCAAAACCGCCCCCCACACTTTTGCCATTCGTGTGTTTAGACCATGCGCGTTGCGTTTAGGTCATAGAAGCGGATTTGCCGGACAGTTACTTCACCCAAACTGTCAAAACGCTATTGAATTTTTAATGATCGAACATCCCACATTGTGACTTTGCGTTGATGCACACTTGGGTTCGATGCGTTCGGGAAAACCCTACAAACAAGAACCGCGAAGTACGCGACACTAGGAAACAATGCTACTTTTTAAAGATCGGGAGGCGAGGGATACGATGCCCTACACAGTAGGCAAGACTGCTACCCCGCCATGGGACCAAGGGGGCCAGCCCACCCCCCCTCTCCCTACGACTGGCTCTTACAGCAGGCGAAGAAAATAAGGACATACACACGTAGCGCACTCAAAAAAATTAAAAAACGCTTGCACACCACATACACACGTGCTACATTGCCCAAATGAGACGAAGAAACCTATACATCCCCGACCCCCTGATGGAGCGAGTCCAAAAACTAGCCGTGCGTAAAAAAGTGCACATGGCAGATATCATTCGCACAGCCATGGAAAAGTACTTAGATGCCGTTGACCGCGCAGAAGCCAAGGCCAAAGAGGAGGCACAGCATGCTGAACGTTGAAATTGACGACGGCCCACTGGAATATGGGGTAAAAACCACGTCGTTCCCACAGGTCTCAGAAGAAATGCTGCATTCTCTGGCGCTAGGCATGGAAGATGAGCTGATCATCATTGGCCGGCATGGTGTTTCTGTGGAGCAGTTTCGGGAATTGGAGAAGCAGCCATGGTTTATCAGCCGAATCTTGCAATTACGCTCGGAATTTGAGAAAAATGGCGTTACATTCAAGGCAAAAGCTGGCTGGATGGCCGGAGAACTGCTAGATAAGGCGTATTTACTGGCAGCTAGCCCAGATGCGAGCTTCTCACAGGTGCACGATACCCTTAAAACGCTTATAAAAGTGGCAGGATTGGAGCCAAAAGAGGAGAAACAGGTCAATTCTGGGCCCGGTTTTAGCATTTCTATCGACCTTGGAGAGCGTTCGGTGAACATCACAAACGACCAAAATATCATCAATTCGCCTACAAAATTCATATCTAATGAGTAAATACAAGCCAACAGACACCCAGCGTGAGTTTATGCTGGACGAGAATTACGTCAGGGTCTTAGCTGGCCCAGTTGGAGGTGGCAAATCTGTGACCTGTGTGCACGAACTGGTAAGACTTGCATGCGGGCAAGCGCCAAATACCAAGGGCATACGTAAAACCAGAGCGGTGATTGTGCGTAACACGGCCGATCAGTTAGCGTTAACCACTAGAAAGACGGTGTTTGACTGGCTGCCACCGGGAGATGCTGGCATTTGGAAAGCGGTGGAGAAGACGTTTATCCTGAAAGCCAAACTGCCGGATAACACAGAAGTTGAGTCCGAGTGGCTGTTCATTGCGCTGGATACCCCGGACGACGTTAGGAAAGCGCTGTCACTTGAGACGACATTTATCTGGGGTAATGAATCACGCGAGCTCAACTCCGAAGTAGTGGATGGCCTACTAGGTCGTCTGAACCGGTATCCGTCAATGAAGGACGGTGGGCCCACTCGTTCGTGTGCGCTGTTTGATACCAACATGCCGGACGAGGATACGTGGTGGCATAACAAGATGGAAGAGCCGCCTAGCAACTGGTCAATTTACAAACAGCCTGCAGCGATCCTGAAGCCAGCCAAGTACACAGAACGATTTGGCGAAGAGCCAGAAGAGATTTTGCTGGACAAGGACGGCGAAGAATGGTGTGTGAATCCTAAAGCGGATAACTACGACCACCTGCCAAAACAGTACTACCCCAATTTGATTCCGGGTAAGACCGAGGACTGGCTTAGGGTTTACCTTAGGTCTGAGTATGGCCGTTCGCTCTCAGGTACACCTGTGTACGAGAAGACTTTTACGTACGACTTTCATGTGGCAGACGATCCGCTGAAGTACATCAGGGGTGAGAATTACCCGATCATTATTGGGATTGACTTTGGGCGTACGCCGGCAGCTGTGTTTAAGCAGAGGGACCCTCGGGGGCGGGTGATGACTTTGGGGGAGATCACTGCGGAGAATATGGGCATCGAGACATTTTTGAATGTTAGGCTCAATCCGTTTATTGCTAACAACTTTGCCGGGGCTACGTTTTTGTGTGCGCCTGACCCGGCCGGGTTTGCCAAGCAGCAGCTCAATGAGCTGTCATTAGTGGACGTTTTGAAAAATGCTGGATTTAAATGTGTACGTCCCCCTAGCAACAATCCAGAAATTAGGATACAGTCCGTCGAACGGTTGCTCAATCAGCAGCTGGAAGGTAAAGCGATGTACTTAATTGACCGCTCCTGCGAGATGCTTATCAAAGGCTTTCGATACGGATATCGGTACAAAATTAAGAAGAACGGCGAGTTAGAAGATAGGCCAGACAAGAACGAGTTCTCTCACGTCCATGACGCCAATCAGTACGCCGACTCGGTAGTCGATATGAACATCCGAGGTTTAGCATTGCAGCGCGGTAAGCGCGAAATCAAAAAAGTAAGTTACACTTATTAAAACGAGATGGGCCCCGCATGAACCAGAATCTAGGCATCAGTATGGGCGGCATCCTTCCGGCAATGTCGGCAGCGGGTGTTGCAGAACAGCAGCGTAAAGCGTCAGAGCTTGCGCAGGCGCAGCCGCTGATTACATCTATTGCATCCTATGTCCGCAACTGCTGGACTGAAGCGAGGACAGCAAAAGAGCAAACGGTCGAGCCTAGAATGTTTAAAGCCGTGCGCGCACGCCGCGGAGAATACGATCCTGACGTTCTAACGATGATTCGCCAAAACGGCGGCTCAGAAATTTACATGATGCTTACCTCCAACAAATGCCGTGCTGCGGCAAGTTGGTTGCGTGATGTGTTATTGGGACAAGGTGCAGATAAACCTTGGACTATCAGGCCAACGCCTACACCCACACTGTCACCGGATATTATGGAAGAGATGCGTCTGCATGCAATACAGCAGATGGCTCAGGTGATTGAGATTACTGGTCAAGCTTTACCTCCTACGCAGTTGCGTAAGTTCTTAAACGAGTTGCGCGAAGAGTACATGCACAACGTGATGGAAGAGGCGAAGTTCAAAGTCAAGCAGATGGAACACAAAATGGAGGATCAGCTCATTGAGGGCGGATTCATCACGGCGTTTGATGCATTTATTGACGACATCACAACATTCCCCTGTGCATTCTTAAAGGGCCCAATCGTTCGTCGCAAGCCGAGAATGAAGTGGAACCCGGATGTACAAGCAGGCTATCAGTTGCTGATTGTGGATGACCTAGTGCTCGAGTGGGAGCGCGTTGACCCATTTATGATTTATCCGTCTCCTGCGTCGACAGGGATTAATGATGGTTATCTGATTGAGCGTCACAAGCTCCGCCAGACTGACCTTGAAGAAATGATTGGAGTAGAAGGATATGATGACGAAGCTATTAGACAAGTTATCGAAGCTTATGGCCGCGGCGGTCTCCAAGAGTGGCTCATTGTTGACTCGACTAAAGCGCAAGCCGAAGGAAGATCAACCTCCGCAGTAATGCAAAACAGCGAGCATTTGATTGACGCTATCCAGTTCTGGGGTATGGTGTCTGGTCAGATGTTACGCGACTGGGGTTTGTCAGATACAGAAGTGCCTGACATTACAAAGCAGTATCCTTGTGAAGCGTGGCTCATCGGCTCATACGTTATCAAGGCATCACTGAACTACCACCCCCTCGGTCAGAAGCCTTACTACAAAGCATCGTACGAAGGTGTTCCCGGCACGTTCTGGGGCAACAGTACGTATGACTTGATCAAGGACTGCCAAGACATGTGTAACAGCGCTACACGCGCTTTGGCTAACAACATGGGCATTGCCTCTGGACCACAGGTGTGGGTCAACGTGGATCGCGTACCACAGGGCGAAGATATCACGCAGATGTACCCATGGAAGATTCACCAAATCACTTCAGACCCAATGGGTTCGTCAGCTGCGCCAATTGGCTTTTTCCAGCCAAACTCAAATGCACAAGAGCTCATGGCTGTGTATGAGAAGTTCTCTATTTTGGCGGACGAATATTCAGGCATTCCACGTTACATGACAGGTTCTAGCCCCACAGGTGGCGCTGGCCGTACGGCGTCCGGTATGTCCATGCTGATGGGCAATGCGAACAAGTCTATGAAGCAGGTTGTTGCAAACATTGATAACAGCGTGATGACTCCGCTGCTTGAGCGCTTGTATTTCTACAACATGAAGTACAGCGAAGACAACGAACTCAAAGGCGACGTGACCATTGTGGCCCGCGGCTCCAACAGCATCGTGGCCAAAGAGACTGCACAGGTTCGTCGTAACGAATTCTTGCAGGCAACAGCAAATCCGATTGATATGCAGATTATGGGTATCGACGGCCGCGCTACTCTGTTACGCGAAACTGCAAAGCAGTTGGACGTAAACCCCGACGATGTTGTGCCTCCACGTGAGAAGTTGCGTGTCGCACAACAGATTGCACAAATGATGCAAGCTGGCCAGCCACCACAGCAAACGCCCGGACAGGGAGCTCCTGCGGGAAGTCCCGTTCAGAACCAGCAGATGTTGAGTAATGGCGCACCAATTACAGATAATTTTTAAATTCTCTTGACATGGGGTTTACCCCATGATACAAACCACACAGTAAAAGGACTGAACATGAACTATTCTGGCAAATCCAAAATGATGAATCGCTACGCAGACGGCGGCGAAACCGTTGAGTACGTTGAGGCTGGTTCGGGCTCGTCGGAAAGTTCTTCTCCCATGGAGTCTTCTGAATCAAAAGCCGAAGAGTCTTCTAAGCCAGAGTACAAGTCCTTCAAAGAAGCGTTTGCTGCTGAGCGTAAGGCCGGCAACAAAACTTTTGAATACATGGGCAAGAAGTACACAACCGATATGGCTCCCCGTGATACTGGTAGCGACATGGCTCGTATGCAAGCTCGTGCTCCTAAACCAGCACTGCGCGCAGAAACAAATGATGATCGCGCTAAACGCTATGTTGAAAAACGCGCTGCCGCTCGTGCAGAAGCTGCGGCTAACGCCGCACGCGGTCGTAGTGGAGTTAAGATGGCCAACGGCGGTGTTGTTAAACGCGCTACAGTCACTGCGCGAGGCAAAGCTTGCTAATTAAACCAGACGCTCGACAATTTCAAGCGTTGGCTAGGATTTCTAAGTCAGACGATGGAGAGGTTTTGTTGAAATTACTCGAAACCGAACTCGAAAAGCTGACAAATAATTTGCTGGATACGTCCGGCGATACCACCCCGAGAGTCCAAGGGATGGCGCGAGAGTGTAAAGACATTCTCACGTTGCTTCAGGTATCCCCTGAGCTGGCAGAAAAGACACGGTAAGCCTAAGGGGGAAGCCCCCGGCAAGTCGTTTTGTAAAAACACGCCCAAGTTCTGTGGTGGAACCGGCATAAGGAGTATTTATGGCATTGCCAAAACAGGTACAAGCTCAAGCACACGTTGCGGAAGAGTATGACAAGCAGGTTGCTGCAGCCCAACAGGCCGTAGAACCCAAGCCCGAAGACGAACAACAACAGAGTTCTGAGCCAGAACCAGAGAAGCAAAGTCAGGAACCAGTCTCCGTTGAGACACCGAAACCTACTGAAGACGACGCGGCATGGAAGCAACGCTACCTGTCACTTCAAGGTCAGTACAACAGCCAAGTGCCAACCCTGCAACAGCAAGTGCGGCAACTGACGGATTCGATGGATCAATTACAGGCAAAACTCAAGGAACAGAAAGCCGAAACGCAAGCTGAACCTGAGCCGAGCCAACTGGTTACAAACAAAGACGTGGAAGCATTTGGTGAGGACTTGGTAGACCTAGCCCGCCGTATTGCCAAAGAAGAATTTGGCAGACGCGAGTCAAAGTACATCAAGCAAATCGAGGCACTAGAAGGCCAGTTGACCAAAGCCGAAGGCCAAGTCGGTGAAGTTGTTCAGTCTCAAGCAAAGACAGCGCAGGATCGATTCTTTGAGAATCTCAATTCAACGTTGCCAAGCTGGGAGGCGATTCAAGCAACAGATGATTGTCAGACATGGTTAGCAACTCGGATTCCGGGTTCTCAAGCTACATGGAACGACGCTCTTCTGAACGCTGCAAGTCGTCAGGACGTCTCCGCCGTCAAGGAAGTGTTTGATACATTCTTCGAGAAGTATCCAGCGCATAACCCTTCAGCTCGAAAGCAACAGCAATCTAATGCACGCCAAGAGCTAAACCGTCAGGTTGCACCGGGGAAGTCGACAGCTTCTACCCCTAGTTCGCAAAACGGCCGAATCTATACAAGCGCTGATTACATCGCTGAAAGCAATAGGATCGTCCGGTTGTCACAACAGGGTAAGCACGAGCAAGCGATGCAGCTACAAACCGAGTTAGATGCTGCCCAAACAGAAGGACGTATTCGTCCATAACTGTAACGGCGGCGTGTTTTGACAAACCGATTTTTTTTATTTGGAGCATTAAATGTCTACAATCACAGCAGCCGCCGGTTATGCCGTAACCGCACCCTTTAACACAAACCCTTCGTACTCTGGTACGTTCATCCCCGCAATTTGGTCTAGCAAACTGAACGTTAAGTTCTACGCTAACACCACATTCGGTGAAGTTTCCAATACATCTTGGGAAGGCGATATCAAGAACATGGGCGATAAAGTTGTCATCAACAACATCCCCTCTATCACCATCAGCACTTACACTGTTGGTTCTAGCTTGAACTACGAAGCACCAACTCCTAACACCATTGAGTTGAACATCGACAAAGGCTACTACTTTGGCGTGAACGTTTCTGACGTTCTCGAGTACCAAGCTCAGCCTAACTTGATGGACATGTTCACGACTGACGCAGCCAACCAGATGAAAATCGCCGTTGACCGCGAATCTTTCTTGGGCACATTCAGCTCTGCCGCTGCTGCCAACATTGGCGCAACTGCTGGTGTTTTGAGCGGTTCTTTCAACCTCGGTACTGACGCAGCTCCTTTGGACTACGTTGCTGGCAGCCCCCTGCCTACAATCTTGAACACGATCACTTCCATGTCTTCTGTTCTGGACGAGCAAAACGTTCCTGAGACTGATCGTTTCTTGATCATTACGCCCACTGAGCGTCAGTTGCTCATGCAATCTCCATTGGCTCAAGCCTATGTAACTGGTGATGCCCAGTCTATCTTGCGTAACGGTAAGATCGGCCGTATCGACCGCTTTGATATCTATGTGTCTAACTTGTTGCCTAAAGCAGCTGCTGACCAGAACTACTCTGGCGGTGCTGATGCCGGTAAAGTTAAGCGCCACGTTATCATCGCTGGTCAGAAGTCTGCATTGACTTTTGCTTCGCAGATCAACAAGGTTGAGTCTATTCCCAACCCCAACGACTTCGGTACTTTGGTCCGCGGTTTGATGATCTACGGTCGCAAGACAGTTAAGCCAGAAGCTTTGACCTACGCTGTGGTCAAGGGCTAAGCAAAAAGCCCTTCGGGGCTTTTTCCCGTTTATATTTTATTTTTGGAGATCAAAATGGCTAATTCAATGAGCTTTGCAACCGAAGTTGGTGGTTACGAGACCGCTACTGCAGGTACTACACAAACCCAAGCCGGTGCTACAGCACTGACAGGCTTTATCAACTACGTTACCACAGGCACTGCTGCTGATGGCGTTAAATTGCCTGCCGATCGCACTGCTGGCGATATTGTTTACGTTGTTAACAGTTCAGCGAATTCGTTGAACGTCTACCCCAATACTGGCGGTAAGATTAACAACGGCTCTGCCAACGCTGCTAAGGCTTTGGTTGCTAACATGTCCGGCTGCTATATCAGCTTGGGCAGCGAAAACTGGGCTGCGGTCCTCAGCGCCTAATCAGCGCAGCAAGAGGGGCCCCACGGGGCCCCTTCTTGTGTTAGTATTCTCATAACTTCAAACTCTACGAGGTTAGCTCATGGCGACCATCACAGTTGCGTCGATCCTGACCAAGGTTTCGACAATTCTTCAAGACCCGACAAACATTCGCTGGCCTACTGACGAATTGATTTTGTGGCTGAACGATGGCCAGCGTGAAACCGCGTTGTATAAACCAAATGCGTTTGTTATAAACGCTGCTGTTATTTGTGTAGCAGGCACTAAGCAGACACTGCCCGCTGCAGCCGTTTCCTTGATCGACGTAGTACGCAATATGGGCACTAACGGCACAACGCCGGGCAATGCAATTCGTGCTGTGTCTCGTGAGATTTTAGATGCGCAAGTTCCAAATTGGCACTCGTCTACTCCTAGCGCAGTTACAAAGCATTTCGTTTATACCCCCCTAGATTCAAAGACGTTTTACGTATACCCCCCTCAGCCGTCCTCAAGTCAGGGCTATATAGAGTTGGTTTACGTTGCTGCACCATCAGATGCAGTATCTGGCGGCGTTATCACTATCGACGATATTTACGTCACGGCGCTTATCAGTTACATTCTGTTCAGGGCTTACAGCAAGGATGCTGAGTACGCAAACAATTCTGCTTTGGCTGCCTCATACTATCAGCAGTTCCAAGGTCTCTTGCAAGGCAAAGCCACAGCCGAAGCTGCGTCTAACCCGAACCAAGCGCTAGCCCCATTTAACCCTAACTTACCGGGATCAATGAAGTGAGCAACGTCTCCTACGAAGTTTTCTTGCCGAACATTGTTCCGTACGCGCCCAACGTACTGGACGACCAAGCAATTGAGGCTGTGCGCAACGCCTGCATCGACTTCTGCCGCGAGACGTTATTCCTGCAGTGTGACTTAACGCCGATCACTGTGATGGCCGGCGCAAACACGTATTGCATCGATGTGCCTAAGTACAACATTCTTGGCCAACTGATGGGCATCTACTATCAGAGCCGAAAATTAGAGCGTAAGAGCCAGTATGAATTAGAGAAGATGTTCTCCATGAACTGGCAATCCCAGCTTGGAACTCCACAGGCGTACACGCAGTTCAACCCCAACGACATTACGCTGGCTTTATGCCCCGCAGAAACTGTCCAGAACGCGATCACAGGCCGTTTTTCATACATGCCGCTACGCGACTCTACTGTTGTCGATTCGCAGCTGTACGAGCGATATTTAGAAGAAATTTCAAGCGGAGCGCTTGCTAGTTTACTGGAAACGCCTAATCAGCCGTATACCGACGCTGCAGGCGCTAAAGCATATACATTGAAGTTTCGAATTGCTAAACAAACGGCCCGGGCTTATGTGACCGGCGGTATGAACCATGCGCCCATGCGCATACGTTACAGTAGGATTTGGTAATGAGCTGCGATCTGATCTATCTTGTTCAAGGTGACGTAAACCGCCCGCAAGTTGAGGCGACAATTACCAATGAAAACACAGGCGCTGTAGTAGATATTACTGGCGCTACTGTTGTTATGAAGTTCCGCATGGTTGGTGCTACTACGCTGCAAGACACAATTGCGGGCACAGTCACAAACGGCGTTGGCGGGGTCTGCGTTTTCCCCATGACAGCGTTGGCCATGTCAGGAGACCCCGGTAACTATGAAGGTGAAATTCAAGTTACGTTTGCCTCTGGCGGCGGTGTTCAGACTGTATACGACCCATTAAGATTTAGGATGCGCGAGGACTTCTAATGCGCGCTACCTATGCATACATTAAACTTCAGGCAGAAATTGCTTACGTAAAACTTCAGGCAACTGTTAGCTACGTCAAACTTAGCGCCGCTACAAGTTATGTATTGCTTAAAGCCACAGCCATTACAGGTTACTTTTTAAAATTTATTGATCTTTTTGACACTGCTCGCGCAACTGATGCTGCTGTAAAAACAGTTGGTAAAGGGCTTACCGAAACCGCGCAAGCTAGCGAAACGCTAGTCAAAAGCTCCGGAAAAGCGCTTAGTGACACCGGTAGTGCGTCTGATCTAGCCGCTAAGACCTTTGGTAAAACAGCATCTGATACTGCAACGCCAAGTGATGCCGCCGTTCTGGGCCTCAACAAAACGCTAAACGACACGGCGTTTGCCACGGATGACGTAGATGGTATTGTCACAGACGACGATCAAATCATTCAGTTCATGAAAGTGTTGTCTGAAGTTGTTACGCCAACTGAGACCCTTGTTATAGCGAACGGATTTAACCGAGAGTTTGTAGAGTCTGCTGTGAGTGGTGACGTTGCAGCCAAGACTTTCATTAAGAATCTAATCGACACGGTTAATGTGACCGATGTTGCAGATGTTAGAAACGCTAAGGTTGAGAATCCAAGTGATGGCTCAAGCGTATCTGATCAGGCCGTTATTGGATTTGGAAAAGCTCTTACTGAGTCGCCGACAGCGGCTGATGCCGCGTTTAAAGGTTTTATTAAAGGGTTGACTGAAACGCCAACCGCAACAGATTCCGCCGTTATTGTGGCTGGAAAAGCTCTTATCGACTCGACTAGCGCGTCAGATGCTGGTACATTGATAAGCCAAGGCTACTGCGATATCACGTACTTCGCGGAAGACTATGTAGGAACTAGTCGTACTTTTTAAGGAATCCCCATGAACACGAATGAAAAAATTGTCGCTACTGGCGAATTGAAGATTGTAGTAACCGCTCCCGACGGTACAGTCAAGCACGAGCAGGAAGTCAAGAACTTGGTTGTTACAGCCGGTTTGGGATTTATTGCCAGTCGTATGGCGGGCACGTCCGCTAACGTTATGAGCCACATGGCCATTGGTACAAATAACACGGCAGCAGCTGCAGGCAACACTGCTTTGGGCGCTGAATCTGCACGCGTGGCTTTAACTAGCACAACCCCAACAGGCGCAGCCGTTGCTTACGTTGCTTCTTTCCCAGCAGGCACTCCCGCAACACTAACCGGCATTCAAGAAGCCGGCATCTTCAATGCTTCTTCTGCAGGAACGATGCTTTGCCGCACTGTGTTTGCAGTCGTTAACAAAGACGTAAACGATACAATGTCCATTACTTGGACAGTTACAATGGCTGCACCTTAATCGGAGTAATCCATGAGTACCATTATTACCCGTGCAGGTAAGGGCTCGCCTCTTACCAACAATGAGGTTGATGCCAACTTCGTTAATCTGAATACTGACAAAATTCAGGTTACGGGTACGCCTACGAGTGGGCAGGCGGTGGTATGGGATGCTACAAACTCACGTTGGATACCCGGCACTGCAGCGTCTAGGGTAACGATTTCGTCTACAGCGCCAGCAGGAGCTACGGCAGGCGATCGATGGCTGGACGCAGATACAGGCGTTGAATATTTGTATACCGATGACGGCACATCCTCTCAGTGGGTGGAGTTTGGCCCAACGGCTATTGTTGTTACGTCTGGCGATGCGCTTGCATTTGCTATTGCATTAGGATAAATATGGCAAACACATTTAAAAACTACATCGCTGCAAGCGTTACAACACAGACTTCGGTGTATACCGTGCCAAGCGCAACTCAATCAACTATTATTGGTTTAAACGTTGCAAACACAAACGCCAGTGCGGCCTCTGTTGATATTCAAGTCACATCCGGCGCAACAACTGTGTACTTTGCAAAAGCTGTTCCGATCCCAGTAGGTAGCTCACTCGTTGCTGTAGGTGGAGATCAGAAGCTTGTGTTAGAGGCTGCGGACGTGCTCAAAGTAACATCCACGGTTACGGTTGACGTGACTGTTTCTGTATTGGAGATTTCATAATGAGTTATATCGGAAAAGAGCCGACCCCAGTCCCACTGACGACCTCCGATTTAGTCGATGGTATTGTCACGTCTGCTAAGCTTGCGTCTAGCCTTGCACTGACCACTCCTGATCTTGGAACTCCATCTGCCGGTGTTTTGACTAATGCAACTGGTTTGCCGGTTAGCACAGGTATTTCTGGTCTGGGAACTGGCGTTGCTACTTTCTTGGCTACACCGTCTAGTGCCAATCTGGCGTCTGCCGTAACAGGCGAAACAGGCTCTGGCGCTTTGGTGTTTGGCACAGCTCCTACCCTTGGAAATCCAACGGTCACCAACTATGTTGAAACACCGTATACAGCGAATAGTTCTACTGCCATCACGCTCGACTTGGCCAATGGTACAGTTCAGATTATTACGCTAACAGGCAATTGCACTTACACATTTCCAACGCCCGTAGCCGGTAAAAGTTTTATCTTGGTACAAAAGCAAGATGCAACAGGGTCACGCACAGTTACTTGGCCCGCCTCGGTTGATTGGCCCGCGGCTACTGCGCCAACGCTAACGGCAACGGCATTGCGTGCAGACAAGTTTGTATTTACTGCTATTGATGGCTCTAATTGGCTTGGAAGTGTCGCTGGTCAGAACTACACAGTTTGAGGACTTATAAATGTTTTCAAGCAACACAACACAAGTCTCTGGCGGGGCGTATGAAATTTCACGCAGTTTGCGGTTTAACAGCGCAGACTCTGCTTATCTGAATCGTACTCCTGCGAGTGCTACAAATAGGCAAATATTTACATGGTCAGGATGGGTTAAAAGAAGCACGCTTGGAACAAGAAGCGGAATATTTGTTTGTTCAACTAGTGCAGGAACTATTTACACAGGTCTTGAATTTAATGCATCTAATCAATTAGTTTCTTTTGACAGCAATGCATCAGGTTCAACAGGTGTTGCTACTACGCAAGTGTTTCGTGATGTTTCCGCTTGGTATCACATTGTTTGGGCTTATGACACAACACAAGCAACAGCGTCAAATAGAGTAAAACTTTATGTTAATGGAACTCAAGTAACAAGTTTTTCAACATCTGATTACCCATCTCAAAATAGCAATTCATACATTAACACCAATAATCCTCATTCAATTGGTTCTTGGGACCCCGTAGGCATAAGTCTTTATTTTGGTGGCTACATGACAGAGATAAACTTTGTCGATGGCTCTCAGTTAACCCCATCATCATTCGGTGAAACAGATACACAAACTGGCGTATGGCAACCTAAAGCCTACTCAGGCTCATACGGCACTAACGGCTTCTATCTGAACTTCTCAGACAACAGCAACACCACAGCAGCTACATTGGGTAAAGACTACTCAGGTAACGGCAACAACTGGACACCTAATGGCTTTCTTGTGTCTGCTGGTGTAAATAATGACTCTCTTGTTGATTCACCAACATCGTATGGAACTGATACTGGTGTGGGTGGGACTGTGCGGGGTAACTATTCAACGATGAATCCGTTGGATAACTACAATACAAGTGCCGCTGTTGCGTTTACCTTTGCTAATGGTAATTTGGATGTAAGCCGTTCAAACCAGTCATGGGCATCTTCTCGTTCAACAATGGCTATGTCTAGTGGTAAGTGGTACGCAGAGATGACTGTGACCGCATCAACTGCGGGAACGCTAAACGCCATGTTTGGTATTGCCAAGCCCGACTTCACTATCAATGACTACTTTGGCGGTCAATCAGGAGGCTATGGCTACAATGCCGCAAATGGTCAAAAATACAATGGTGGTTCTGCGGTTTCTTATGGTGCAACATTCACAACCAACGATGTAATTGGTGTTGCTTATGACGCTGATGCAGGTTCTTTGGTCTTTTACAAAAACGGCACAAGCCAAGGCACAGCGTACACAGGATTATCAGGAACATTCTGTTTTGCCATTGGTCTATTCCCACAAACTAGCGGTTCAATAACAGCAACCCTAAATTGCGGTCAACGCCCATTTGTTCATGCAGCCCCAAGTGGCTTCAAAGCACTTTGCACACAGAACTTGCCAACGCCTACGATTGGGGCGACTACGGC